ACTAAATCGATGCACTTCCGGCCCAGTTGCTGTTTGAATAAATTCAGGAGTTATCACTCGATTAGCAATGTGGCCGCAATTCCAAAGTATAACGCTACTCCAATTTTTTCTAGGATAGTCTTCGTTCTTTGCTCCTAGATATTTTTGAGATTGTTTAGTTTTATAATTGTGTTTGACTACCATTACTGCTTTTGATTCGTCTTTTAAATTCCATAGTTTATCAATATCATCTTGTAACACCATGTCACCGTCAATAAAAATAGCCCAACCTTTATAATTCATTAAGTTTGGAACTAAAAATCTAGTATATACAAACTCATTGCTACCGTCAGTGTGGGTTTCTACGTAGTTTGCCAATAATGTTAAAGACAACGGAATGATGTTAATAGGTTTTGTAGCATGTCTAATTATGCTGTTAGAGCATACATGATATGCTATTGTCTCATTGGTATCATACCCAATAAAAATTGAAATCATGTTATCACCGTTTTAGGCGGATCAACTTTGACCTTATGATTGACTATTAAAGTGTCTGATGCAAATGATTTACCAATTATTGCTAAAATTAGAGCTTTGCATATTAGGCCGGGCATATCTTGTATCAATGATTCGTTGTTAAAATATATTTGTATGCTTGCATCTTTTTCGCTAGTGTACCAAGGCTTAAGAACATCAATATTAGAAAATACAGTAAAAGACGAACTCTGAAGTCGCTGATGTATAAACTGTTGCCATGTTGATGTATTAGGACTTACGGAAAACGCATCGAGATTAATGTGTGGAATTATTGAACAGTGATCTGCTACTAATTGAAATTCTAACGTATTATTTTCTAACAACTTGTCTTTATCAAACAGTTGCATCGACTTGAGAAAATCAAAATCAACGCCGCCTGTATTGAAATATAAACAGTTTATTGGCGTGGTGTTGTGGAATAGTTTTATAATATGGCCACGAGCTGTACCCGGGTGTACTACATTTTGTTGTATTCTTGGATTGTAATGAACAGCTATCGGGTGAGTAAATCCGTTCTTTAAAAAAGAATAGGCTAGCCAACATATTTTAGGAAACACATGGTTGGTACCTGCGGATTTAGAATTATCTTGGAGATAATGTTTAGCCTGAAAAAATTGCTTTATAGGATTTAACAGATCAACAGAATCTCTCAATAACAAATGACTCTTATCAATGTCACCTATATATAAATTTTCTGTTGTTCTCTTATATTTGTAAAAAAACTCTATCCGTTCTGTTATACCAGCAATTGGAATTAGTTCGTGATTAAACTGACTACGATCTAGTATAGTGTAAGGATAGAACTTTTTCATTCAGCATTTATTTAACAGCTGGTTTACGAGCGTTTTTAGTTGCTGTAACATCGTTACGAATGTCTTTACATAACTTGGCCAATTCTTGGCAATGCTTACGAACGCGAGTACCAGCGGCACCAACTTCCTTATCGTAAAACTTTTCAAAGTCGCCTTCCATTGCCTCTACTAACGCTGTGAATTCTTGATATCTATTAGCCATTTTTAATTCTCCTTTAATGGTGAGTAATTTTTACTCTACTACTAATTTAGCAGATGTAATGTGTGTTGTCAATCTTTTTGATTAAGGGCCGGCAAATACGTTTGAACTAGCTAGACCAATTGTAAAACCTTTTGCGGTTACTGATCCCACCACTGCCACTGGCTGATTTTCAGCGAATACTTTCATTGACGGAGTACTAACTATGACATCGCCAGCATTTGGAGGGCCGCCAATTGTACTACCGTTTATCACAGCAGTTGCTCTATTATTAACTTGTACTGAATCTGCGCCGGTTGCAATCAATCCACCTGCATGATCTATATTAATTCGACCTACGCCTTTCTTTGCCATACTATAAGCCGCCTTTTATCTTAGCCCATAGAGATTGAGCAGACGAGCTAATTTGCGCACCGATAGTATCGATAGAGTCTGATATCCATTTGGCCACAGTTTTGTATGCATTAGATCCTGTTATCCAAGTTCCCACTTCGGCAACACTACTGCTAACAAATCCAATTGCTAATCCAGAAGCTCTAGAAGCTGATTGTATTAAGTTACCGTTTATTATAGCAGTTTTGAATTGGTCGTCTAGCGGTTTCATAACTGGCTTATCGGGTGAGGCCGCCTGATAAAAATTATTAATTTCTATTTGACTTGCGGCAGCTATTGTTAATGTTGCACCGTGTGTAGATTTAGTAGTGGCAACACTTCCAGTTGCGATATTAAGGTCGCTTAAAAACTTTGCTATTTCTTTTTTCCTATCAGCCATGCTTGCTAGACTGTCATTAACTCCAGACAATACTCCAGCTATAGTTAATGGGGTTACACCGTTTCCTAATTGTAGCATTAAACTGGCAATCAATGAAGATAACACCAAAGCCTCAGCTTCAATTCTAGCGGCATAATCGTTAGTAACGGTAACTTGAACTGGAACAAACGGAGGCAACGGCCCAATTGAATAAGGTTGATTACTTGTACCGGGTTGTGGACTAGCAACAAAAACTTGTTTTTGACCGTAAGCCATTATGCAGAAGATCCGCCCTTGGCTTTGGCAAACAGTGATGATACACTAGGTGGCAACACTCCAAGAATTGAGTCAGCGGCATCAGATAACCAACCTGCAACGGTAGTATATGCTTTAGTCCCGGCAATCCAAGTACCTAGCGCCGCTGTATTAGTTGTGATATAGTCTGTGACTATGCCACCTACAACTGCGGCTTGGTTAAGTGATATGCCATTGATCACGCTGGTTTTTATTTGTGCAGGTAGTGTAGGCAGTACTGGCTCAGGCAAGTCTGCACGTTTTAATGCGTCCAGTGTGGCCTGCTTTTGAAAGTTATTCTGCTCAATCTGACTTGCGGCGGCCATTGCTGTTACCGCAGTTAGCGACGATTGTGCGACTGCTACTGATCCTGTGGAAACATTAAGATCGCTAAGTTTTTTAGCAATCAATTTATCAGCATCGGCAATATTAGCAAGACTACTGTTAATACCAGATAAAATAGCAAGTAGTGTGCCGGGTGCTTCAGTGTTACCAATTTGCAAAATAATAGAATTAAAAGCAGCCTGTTGTGCTAGTGTTTGGTTAAAGATAGCAACGGCTGCATCGTCGGTTACTGTAGCCGTTCCAGGCCCTGTCATGGTTACTACACTTGGCATGTCATATCTCCTAAATTAATATTTATATCAGCTTAATGCCCGATGTTGATTCGATAAATTGTTTAGCGAATTGCTTGTCAGTTGCTTCTGCTACTGTAACTGTGGATTTTGACAATTTAACTTCTTTGTCTGGATGTACTGTAAACAAGTAAGGCATTAAGCCCGGGCCCTTTTCGCCCATACCAATAACCATTGGACGGCTTAGTTTATAATAAAGAGCACCATCTTCTATTAGTTTAGCAACTAGCTCTTCACCGCTTGTTAGTTTAAAGGTGACTACTTCACCTTCGCATACGCCTTTGTCAATTAACATGTTTATCCTTTGAGTGTGTTAAAAAATTCTTCGTCTTTGCCAGCTAGGCCTTGATAGCCTCCTGGTAGGAGAACGCCGTCCTTGAAAATCTGTGGAACGCTACGCAACCCTTGCTCCGTTAGGAACTCACGTGCGCTTGGTTCGTCTTCCATTTTAATAACTTTAAATGGAATTTCTTTGCTTTCTAATAATGCCATTGCTCTATCGCAAAATGGGCAATTATTTTTACTGTAAACTGTAATCATATTTCTCTCTTATAATGCTGGTAACTCATTGTAGTCAATAGCATCACCCATGACTCCAATAACGTAATTGGTTGATTCACTTTCCTGTAGTGCAGTTTGTTTCTTGCTGGTATCAACGTGTTTGTTGAACCAAGGAATAGGAGTTGACTTTGGAGCAGGGTTATTGTATTTGATGCCAATATCTTTAAGTGCGCCCACTGCTGTATAGTCCACAAAGTCTTTTAAAATATTAGCATTCAAACCAATCACTGGTCCTTTGTTAAACAAATAAGTTGCCCAGTCCTTCTCTTCACGAATGACATCCATGTACAATGCATATACTTCTGCTTGACATTCGTCTCGAGCTTCAGCGAACCTGGGGTCTTCTTTAACCACTTGATTGATCAAGTAAGCAGTCCAGCCCTTGTGTAGCAGTTCGTCTTGTAGAATCAAACTGATAATATTGCCATTACCGATAAAGATTTTATTCTCTACCATGGCCAAACTTGTAGCAAAGCTAACCATAAAGCGGAACGCTTCTAGAGCATAACTGGCGTGAAGTGCCAGGTAGATTGCTTTAACATGTTCTTTTTCAGTAACTGCTTCGCCTAGTTGTTTACGACAGTTGACCATATGTAATGCTTCGTAGTAGTTGCCAACGCTTGAAGCCATTTCTACAATTTCTTTAGTGTCATGGATTGTATTAAACACATCCTTAGGTACATTGTAGATGTTACGGATAATGTGGCTATAACTCTTGCTGTGAATGTTAGTTTCAAAGAACGTCCAGTTATAAACTAATGCTTCTAGTTCAGGCAAGCTAATTACTGGCATAAAGATTTGGCTTGGGCCACGTCCCTGTAAACTATCTAATGCGGTCTGGCGTAGCAAGTTGCTAGTAAAGATGTGCTTGACCGCATCACTGGCATCCTTAAAGTCATTTGAATCTTTCGTTAGGCTAATCTCTTCTGGTTGCCAAAAGAAACCACGTGCCGTTGCTTCAAAATCTGCGATCTTTTTATACTTGACTTCTTCGAATCGTTGTATGGTTACTGGACCTGCAGGATCCAGAAACATTTTGCGATTAAGATAGTCTGTCTTTGTTGTTAAATTATATTGTTGTTTACTCATTTTAATATTTTCCTGATGCAAGTACTATCTTGCAAATGTGTTCTAATCTTTCTATGTGCTCATAGGCACGCCAAGGAGTGTTACCAATGGCTACTACACCGTGTCCTTTGATTCCTACTATATCAAACTTGATGTTACCTTCGCGGTCAAGTCCCAAGTTACGATGACACGCTTCGCCCAATTCTTCACTGATCGGAGCAACGTCTCCCACATTAGATGCTACTTTAGTATAACGATTAAGTTCGGGAAAACTATCACTGACAGTGCCCAAGTCGATGCCGGCATGCATGGCCGCAATGCAGTAAGTTGGATGAACGTGTACAACTACCCGCACATCGTCTTTGTGCTGTCCTAATTCTTTCTGTAGTCCAAAATGCAAAGGCATCTCACCACTAGGTTCCAAGTTGCCTGATAAGTCTGTTTGTTCAATGACTTCCCAATTATAGTTAAAAGCACCATTGCCAACACCACTGTTAATTGTTCTCCAGATTTTAATCTTCTTGAACATCTCTGGTTGCATCTGTTGTTTACGCACACCACTTGGTGTTACATAAAAATGATCACGGTCATGATGGCGTATAGAAATGTTACCATCTCTACTAGTAATCCAATTACGCTTGTAAGCGTCTACTAAAATATCACAACAAGTTTCTAACATTATTATCCCTATACTCTAAAACTTTCACCACAGCCGCAACGGTCACGCTCGTTAGGATTGACAAAATCAAAGCCTTCATTAAGTCCATTACGTACCCAATCCATAGTCAACCCGTCTAGATAGGCTAGACTTTTGGCATCTACTAGCACAACAAACCCGTCGTGTGCAAAATTAGTCACTCCTACTTCGGCTTCGTAACTATCTACATATTCTAACACATAAGCTAATCCAGAGCAACCGGTAGTTTTCACACCAATCCTAATACCAACGCCCTTACCACGTTTAGCTAATGTTTGTTTAATTCGGTTACTGGCTGTGTCGGTTACGGTAATCATTCACTGCCGCCTTGATAGCATCTTCTGCCAATATACTACAATGTATTTTAACCGGAGGAAGAGCCAGTTCTTCTGCTATTTCTTTGTTTTTGATTGTTCCGGCTTCGTCGAGGGTTTTTCCCTTGAGCCATTCTGTAACGAGGCTCGAACTCGCGATAGCCGATCCGCAGCCATACGTTTTAAATTTTGCATCTGTAATAATACCTGTATCATCGTCTACCTTTATCTGTAGTTTCATTACATCACCGCAAGCAGGGGCGCCTACCATGCCTGTGCCTACGGT